AGGCACAGGCAATGTATTCATAACACCAGGACAAATTTAACATGGCAAGAATATCAACAACCAACATGCAAGCAAAAAGCATTAACCAAAAGCGTGGTCCCACAACAGGCAATGAAAATCCAGGCAGCAAGCGTGCCGACTTCATGGCTGAGAAAAGCCGCACTGGCAGTGAGAAATCAGAATTGGCCAACATGATCACAGGCGCTGTTGCGGCTCGTGGTCGTGGCATGGAAGGCTTCCGTGACAAGGCCGTTGAAGGCCTACACACCAATACCAATGTTGGTCGTGGACCTACCCGAGGCAATGCAGGCCGGCCACAGAAATCAGGTGGCGGTCGTAAGGGCGCACTAGGCGCTACCTCCGGTTATTGATTAACCCCCACTTGGGCACACACAGGGTGTGCTCAAGTTTTTGATTTGTTTAGAAAGGATATGATATGAACAAAGCCACTCCTGCCCCCGAGGCAAACATCTGGGATGATGTTCCAAAAGAAACCCCAAAAAAAGAAACTGTCCGAAAGACTGACAAGGTTGTAGCAAAGCCTGCTGCCGTTGTGACCACTGTGCCACAAACACCTGACTACGACCTAGAAGGCCTGCAAACAGACTTTCCCACTGCCACTGATCTCGAACGCTTTGTGTTTGATGAAACCGGCGTTGTGCTCAGTCTCAAAGGCCGTGCCAACAAAATGAAATATCAAGTGGCCATGGATGTGCTGAATGGTCAGCCAGTGGATCCTAAATTTATTGGTGAAGGCAATCCCTACCTGGACAAGGCCGACATGGTGCCTGAAGAGCCCATGAAAGAATTGCCACCAAGACCCGCAGAGATCCCACCCTTGACAGAAGTGCAGAATGAATTCTTCACTGCGTTTGTGCCACACTCGGATCCAGAGTATCATGCCCGCGGTGTGCGTATGCATTGCACATTCCGCAAGTACCGGAACGGTTGCATCACCTATGAAGTGCTGGGACCAATTGAACCCAAACCATTCGGTGAAAAGATTGACAAGTTTGGTCGCATGAGACCCGAGATCATCCGGTGGACAGATCCTAGGACAGGCGAACAGATTGTACAGCGTGAAGATGGCACACTCACACCTGTGGGTCGCAGACTCAAGGCCATGATGCAGACCATGAAGTACAATGACAGCAATCAATGGGTGCGATACATTGACCGTGACTTTATCAGCCTGGATCAACGAGCCGCTGCCAACCCCTGGGATCTTGAGTCATGAGCACCGACAACACACTCCGTGATGGCATGATTCACAATGCTGTGGAGAGTCGTCGGGCGGATGAAACAAAAATAATGCAAAAGGTCAACGCGGCCAATCGTGAAGCATTTGTGCAACGCATGCCTGGACAACTGGAGCATGTGATGCGCCTTGTGATGGAACGCCTGCAACACTGCCTGCACAAAACACCTGGCTGTGTGCTGGACAATCCAGACACTTGGCCAGCCGCTCCGTCAGAGATTGAAGCATTGAGTCAGAGCCTGTGGCATCTTGAACAGGTGCGTCAGCACTGGCCCATTGAACGGGCAGACTAATGCTTGACCCAGGCGTGTTAATGCGTCGTGCGGTAAGGTCAGTTTGTGATCAACACAGCCTCACCCCCGACAGTTTAAGGCAGTTTGATCATGTGACCCAGGAACGGTTTCAGGAACTGGCCATTGCCACAGCGGATGACATGGTGTACAATCAACTCAAATACTTCAGACCATTTGAACACCAGAAGAACTTCTTTGTCACAACCAGTGATCGTAGAGGCATCCTGGCTGCCAACCGTATTGGCAAGACAGTGAGCACCTGTTATGAAACTGCCATGCACCTCACAGGACAGTATCCTGAGTGGTGGGCAGGTCATCGCTTTGCCAAACCCATAACCTGCATGGTAGCCGGTGAAGGTTGGAGTCAAGTGGCCCTGGTGCTACAGCAAGAACTGCTGGGTTCACCAGACATCAAATTAAGAGATGCATTAGGCACAGGTGCCATTCCTAGAGATTGTATCATACAAGACACCATGCGTGGTGATGGTGCCAATGCCATTGGCATAGAGATCAAACACACATCAGGTGGCAAGAGTTATTTGCTGTTTGCCAACTACACTCAAGAGGTGCGACAACTGCAGGGTTTCAAACTGGACCTGGCTGTGTTTGATGAGCAACCACCGGATGACTTCTTCAGTGAAATTGTCACACGCACAGCCACCACACAGGGCATGATCTTGTGTAGTTTCACACCCTTAAAAGGACTCAATGGACTGGTATCAAAGTTTTGGAATCGCGAAGAAGGCTATGACTACATTCGTGTGGCCTGGGATGATGTGCCCGAATACGACCTATGGGGCGAACCCTTCCTACTCAACACCACGCGACGCCAACTGGAGCGAGACTATCTTCCGCACGAACGCGAGGCTCGTATGCAAGGGCGCCCCATTATGGGTAAAGGTGCTGTGTTTCAATTGCGTGATTGGCCAACCTACAAGAGTGGATCAATCAACTTTATGGACATGCCCAACATACAACGAGTGATTGCCTTGGACCTGGGACTAGTCAACGACAAAACAGTTATCAGTCTCATGTACTGGGATCCATATGAACGGTCGGCCTGGCTACACAAACAAATTGTTGTTCAAGGAGTTGAGGAAGCAATCCCCACACAGTATATCAGTCACCTATTGAGACCAGAAGTTTATGGCACTCCAATTGTTTTACCTGCTGATGCATCCACACCTGGACGCTACACCATGTCAAGCACAAGCATCCGAGAACTCTTCCAGCAATACGAACTCAATGTAGTAGACGGCGCCATTATGAATCCACCAGACCCACAAGGTCGAGTGACCAATCACAAAAGTTATGGTATCAACCAGATGCGACAGATGTTGGAAGTGGGCAGTCTTCAGGTGAATGAGAACTGTGTGGACTTCTTGAGGGAAGCCTCCAACTACTATGTGGATCAACAGGGCAGATTCTCGGACCCAGATGATTGCATTGATAGTGCTCGTTATGCACTACTGGCCTGCTTGCAAGGCATCTGCGAACCCTGGGACAACAAGAGCCCACAACAACGCATGGCCGCACAACGCGATCGTTATGTGCGCCATGATGACTCCAACAAACCAGCCTGGAAAAAGGCCTACTCAGCACAATGACCTATACTTTACACCAACAAGATTGTATCTCCTGGATGCAATCACAGCCAGCAGAGTCTGTAGATATTGTGGTCACCAGTCCACCCTACAACTTTGACATGCCCTATGGCACATACCGAGACGATATCACAGACTACCGGTCCTGGACTGCTGCCTGGATTGGTGAAGTAAGTCGCATACTCACTCACACTGGTAGATTTTGCATCAATATACAGCCCAGGTTCAGCGAAAGAGAACCCTATCATCATTGGGTGCATCATGCCGCAGAACAGGCTGGACTGTTATGGTATGGCGAACGCATATGGCAAAAGAACACCATAAGCGGTTATCGTGGTGCGGCTGGATCAATGGGCATACCTTCAAAGATATACCTATGGTATTCAACAGAGTATGTTCAGATGTTTAGCAAAGGTGATATCTATAGACCAACTCGCCGTGAAGACAGTCTGATCACCATGCCGGAACAGACTGCCTGGGCCAAGGATCACATATGGTCAATAGCACCAGCAAGGCAAAAGGATCATCCAGCACAAATGCCTGCACAACTGGTAGAACGCTGTTTGAAACTGTTTGCAAGAAAAGGCGATCGAATATATGATCCCTTTGCTGGAGCAGGCACAACCATGGTAGTGGCCAAGCAACTGGGCCTGGACAGCGTGGGAACTGAAATAGATCCCAACTATTGCCAACTTATACACCAAAGGATGCGATGACCTATCAACTACACCAACTGGACTGCATTAAATGGATGGCCACACAACCAGATGCCTCAATAGACATCATTGTGTCAAGTCCTCCCTACAACATTGGCTTGAACTATAACACCTATGGCGACAAGATGACTGCCCAGCAGTATCTTGACTGGCAACAACAAATATGGTCAGAAGCCTGTAGACTATTACGGCCCAATGGACACTTGTTTTTGAACATATCCCCCACACGCCGAGACCCATTGCTACCATACCGTGTGGCTGATTCAGTGCCCTGGACAATACAAAACAGTATTGTGTGGTCAAAGTGTATTGAGATAGACGGCCATGTTAGAGGACACGGAGTAGT